AATATAGAATCTCTTACAACTCAAAAACATTTAACATAACTCAGATTACTGATATTCAAGAAGGAAGAAGAAGGTTTCAAGAAATACTAGCAACTGAAGGAGTGGCTACATGATATCTGTAAGAATAAGTAATACGATTCCAAAAGCAACGAAAGAAGCAGAACAACTGATTACAAGGAATGCAATCAGACATGTAAATAGAGTTGCTAATTACTTTAGAAACGAAGTTATGAGAGACATGAGAAATACTCCTAAAACAGGTAATACTTATACTAAAAAAGGTGGGAAGAAACATGTTGCATCATCAGAGGGTAATCCACCTGCCATAGATACAGGAAGATTAGTTAATAGTATTACTATGAGACCAGCAACAGCATTTAGTAAAACACCAACAGCAAAGGTTTCTACTAATGTAGAATATTCTCAGTATTTAGAATTAGTCTATAACAGACCATTTATGAGTAAAGAATCTAAAGCATTTAACAAGACTAGAATATATGCTAATAAAATAGCTAAAACTATTATGGTGAAATAATGGGATATCATTCATTCGATTTACAATCAGCACTTTATTCCTTGTTATCAGGTGATAGCACACTTGATAGTTTATTAGGTGATAATAAGATATTTGATTCTATAGCACCACAAGATACAGCATATCCTTATGTTTTAATTGGTAATGAAATAACCACAGATATAGGAACTAAGACTGTAGATGGTAATTTATATAACGTAGATATTGATGTTTGGTCTCAATATAGAGGTCAAAAGGAAATCAAGGAAATCATGGAAAGAATTTACAATTTAACGAATAATGTTACAATCTCTGTGTCAGGTGCTGATTCTGTTATGAGTTATGTCAATAGTGCAACAACTCTCGTAGAAGCAGATGGAATCACAAGGCATGGTATAATTAATATTAATTTTACAATTTACGATAATTAAGAGGTAAACAAATGGCAGTACAAAAAGGTGCAGAGGTATTAGTCAAAGTTGGAGATGGTGCTTCACCTGAAGCATTTACAACTATTGGTGGACTAAGAGATACTTCAATTTCAATCAACCAAGAAACAGTTGATGTTACAACAAAAGATTCATCTAGAGTTAGAGAACTTCTAGCACAAGGTGGTGTTAAATCTTTTACAATTTCAGGTAGTGGTGTATTTGATGATTCAGCATCACATCAAACAGTATTAAGTGATTTTGATAACAGTACATTTACTAACTATCAATTCATAGTACCTGATTACAATACTTTTACAGGCTCATTCCAAGTAACAGCTATCGAATATAGTGGTACTTACAATGATTCAGCTCAGTATTCACTTACATTTGAATCAGCAGGTACTATATCTATATCAACAATCTAATATGTGGATTGATACAGAAGTAACTGTAAATAAAAAAAAGATTAATGCTAAAGTTAATCTAGGTTCTGACCAATCAGAAGTTGAACTGCCATTCTTTGATGGTTGGGATAACTTAGGTGTTATGAAAATAGATAAGGAAAAATATCTCATCTTTAGTGCTACGAATGTTGGTGGTAGAGATGAGATAATCAGAATGAAAATTAAAAAGGAGAAAAGTAATGACAGTCAATTCGTTGAAAGCAGAGAAGATTCTTAATTTCAAAGATAAGACATACAAAGCTCGTATGTCTGTAGATACTATTATGAGAATAGAACAAGCATTAGGATGTTCTATATTCAAAGTAGGTGCTAAATTAGCATCAACAGATTTAACTTTATCTGAAACTGTTACAATCCTTACACTTGCAATTAGAGCAGGTGGTAATGATGTATCGGACAAAGATATTGTTAAATTAATAGGTCAGGATGGTATTGGTATATTAGAAGCAATGAAATTATCAGGTGAATTACTTACAATAGCACTCAATGTAGACCCTGATGATACAGAAAAAAAAAGCAACACTTAGCTGAAGATTACGAAATACCTATCGAAAGATGGTTTGAAATATGTGTCGGTATGATGCATCTACCACCACAGCAAGTGTGGGATATGTCTATTAAGGAAATCACTCTAGCTATAAAAGGATTTACAGAATACAATACAGGTAAGAAATCAGAGCCTATGGACAAATCTGATTTGGAACGATTAAAGGAAATGTACCCTGACAACTAGACATGGAATTAGATAAGTTATTAGTAAAGATTGAAGCAGATTTATCAGACTTAAAACGAGGTCTCGATAAAGCAAACAACGAAGTCAAAAAATCATCTAGCAAGATGTCAAACGAATTCAAGAAGTTTGGCACAACTCTTAGCAATATAGGTGGAAAAGTAATCACATTTGGTGGTTTATTTGCTACAGCATTTGGTGCATATCAAATCAAACAAGTTGTAGATGTCGGAAGACAGATAGAAGATTTACAAGTAAGACTTAAAGCTTTATTTGGCTCAGCAGAAGAAGGTGCAAGGGCATTTGATGTCATGGTCAAATTTGCTAGTAAAGTACCATTTAGTCTTCAAGAGATACAAAGTGCATCAGGTAATCTTGCAGTAGTAGCAGATGATGCACAAGAACTTGCAGAGTTATTAGAGATAACAGGTAATGTTGCAGGTGCTACAGGTTTATCATTCCAACAAACTGCTGAACAAATTCAAAGGTCATTCTCAGGTGGTATAGCATCTGCTGATGTCTTTAGAGAAAGAGGTGTCAGGTCAATGCTTGGATTCCAAGTTGGTGCTGAAGTATCAATCAATGAAACTGTTGAAGCATTCAAAAGAGTATTTGGTAAGGGTGGTGAGTTTGGAAATGTAACAAAAGATTTGGCTAACACCTTAACAGGTACTCTATCAATGCTACAAGATAAATTATTCTCATTTAGAAAAGCAATAGCAGATGAGTTTATGGTTGAGGTGAAGAAACAATTTGGTGAACTCAATAACTCATTAGCAAAAAGTCAGAGTGTTATAGATGATTTCGGAAAAAAAATAGGTGAAGTTTTAGCAAAAGCAGTCAAGTTCTTTGCAGACAACATACAAGAAATAATTGATGGTTTAACATCTCTAGCATTATTTTTAGGTACAACAGCAGGTATAGCAATTCTAAAGTTCATCAAAGAAATGAACAAGCTTGGACTAGCACTAGGAACAATAGTTGCATTTGGTGATGAAGTTAAAGAAGTATTAAAGGGTTTAAGTATCGAATTATCAAAAAGTGCAGGTAGAGGTGGTTTAAATGATGATTTAAGAATTTTAGAAAGTTTGAGTGAATCAGCAACGAAAAATGTAGATGATTTGGATGATGAGTTTAAAAAATTGGGTAAATCTTTAGAACATACAAATGAAGGTGTGGAAACTTATGCAGAACAATGGGCAAGAATATCAGACCCAACGAGAGTTGCAGTATTTAAAGAAACACCAATACTAGGTGAAAATCTTGCAAAAGTTTTTGATAAATTATCAGGTGAATCGGCTAAATTTAATAAAATATTTGATGATGCTATAGTTTCTATAGGTGATGCCTTTGGTGAAGCAATGGCTAGTGGTAAAGACTTTGGTGATGCAATGAAAAAAATATTTGAAAGTGTATTAGCACAAGTTGTTTCTTTAATCGTTCAAATAACAATTTTAAAACCATTGCTAGATAGTTTGAAAGCAGGTCTTGGAGATGGTGGTGCTATAGGTGGATTCTTTGGTGGTATTGGCAAATCAATATCAGGTTTATTAAATTTTGAGAATGGTGGATACACACCACCAAACAAACCATACCTTGTCGGTGAAAGAGGTGCAGAAGTATTCGTACCAAGAACAGCAGGTAATATCGTTCCTAATAACGAACTAGGTGGTAGTGGAGTTGTAGTGAATCAATCTATATCATTTAGCACAGGTGTTGTACCAACAGTAAGAGCAGAAGTATTGAATCTTCTACCAACAATCAAACAAGAAACAATAAATGCAGTAGCAGAACAAAGAAGTCGTGGTGGTGCATTTGCTAGAACATTCGGAGCATAATTATGGCTGAAGCTAGTTACCCATTAAACCTTCCCAATTCACCAAGTAACTTTGTTACAAGTGAGTGGAGAATTATTAGAACAGTTGCTTAT